ACAAGCTGGCCTACGCCAAGGCCTGCGTCGAAGTCGCGGAAGGCCTGCAGCTTCCAGGACTCGCCTGCCAGCCAGGCCAGCACCCGGCCTTCGATGTTGGACAAGTCGGAGACCACCAGCTTGCGCCCGGGCGGGGCAATGATGCAGCCCCGCACGAGCGAGCCCATCACCTCCATGGCGTTGTCGTAGACCAGGTCCACGACGCCCGACTTGATGGCCAGGACGGCGTCTTCCCACTGCTTCTTGAGGTACTTGGGAACGCGGCTCAGGTTCTGCGGTTGGAAGGTGCGCCCCGCCCACCGACCAGTGCGCCCGGCGCCATTGAACTGCAGCGTGCCGCGAAGGCGCCCGCCGGTGGTGGCGTTGACCAAGGCCTTGTACTTGGTCACGCTGGTGGTGGTGGCCTGCAGCCTCACGCGCAGCAGCTCCTTCAGCCCCTCGGGCAGGTCCGGGTCGCTGATGCGCCGCTCCAGGGTGGAGCTTTGCATGTCAGGCAGCATCACCTGGTACTCGGCCAGGATGTGCTCCAGCATGGCGTCGCGTTTGGTGGCGCTGGACACCTCTCCGTTGGTCAGATCAAACGCCACATCCTTGAGGCGGTCCTTCTCCGTCGCGGCGGATGCCATCGCGGCGTTGGCCAGGTCCAGGTCGACCGCGAAACCACGGTCGTTGATCTTCTGGTCGAGGTGCCACAGCGCAAGTTCGCCGCCCTTGTAGTTCCACAGTGGCAGCTTGGCGTCGACCGCGCGCATGGCGTCGATGTCCGAGCCAGCGTAGGCCAGGAATCGGGCCCACTCGATAGGGTGCGTCTCGCGGGTGGCGCGGCGGATCTTGGCGTTCTTAGGGCGGGGTTTGCAAAAGAGCATCACCAGCTCTTTGCCGGCTTTGTGCTTGGCCTTGTCCTGCGCCACTTGCAAGATGTCGCACAGCTTGTCCAGGCCACCGGGGAGGGAGTGCGACATGGCCTTGACCATGGTGCAGCGCCACTTCTCCCGCGGCGGCGCCAGGTTGGGCCAGTGGCGGCGGACGACGTTGCGGTCGAACATGGCGTTGTGCGCCCAGACCTCGTCAACTTCGAGCAGCGCGAGCGCCAGGTCGACGGGCATGCAGGGGTCCTCGGTCACGTCCCAGCCGCGTACCGGGCCGTCGTCGACAGCCCACGTGACGATCATGACCTCGGTGTCCTGCACGTAGCGGTATGTGCCGTACTTGATCGGCGTCTCGCTGTAGGTTTCGGTGTCAATCCAGAGCTTCATCGCGCACCCCGCAGTTGAAAGCGGTACACATTTTTAGGAGGGCAAACAACGATGTCGACCTTGCGCGGCGCCAAGTGCTGGACCAGGTTCGCGCCGGACATTCCCCATCTGTCATATGCAGTCTTGCTGTGCAACCACTCCCCGTCCACAACGATGCGGCGGGTGCCGTGGCCTTTCTCCTTACCGAGGGGCTGCCAGTTAGAGGCTTTATATATCGTGCCCACGTGACCGAATCGTGGGTCCGCAAAACTGATGACGGCGCGGGAGTCCGTGTTCTTTTTCAACCACCGCAGGGCCCACCCGATGAATCGGCTCTCGCTGTTTTTGCCGGCGTGATCGAGCAGAACACACCGCGACAGTTCCATGTCGCAGTCATACCCGGTGCGCGTGTTGGGCAGGCTCGGCCTGCGGAACAGCAGCACTCCGACAAGCTCCCCGCGTGCCGAGGCACTGAACCAGTGCGCGCCAGGCGGGCAGGCTTTGCTGTAGTGGTGTTGCTTCACAAAAGCGCTCAACACGCCCGGCGCCGCCGGTTTTGCGAACACAAGCTCATGCGCTGGTATGGTAGGTTCTGTCACGATCTTGCTTTCGTCGTCATAGGTGAGGGGCAGGGAGCTTGCTACCGGCTAAACCTTCCCGCGCCGGTTTTTAAGTGACGCTGCCATCAAGCCGGGGTGGTTGGGCCCGGATCTCGCCAGGGTGCTCAGTGCCTTCGCATTACTGTGCCCCTCACCTATGACGCCCCTTGCGGGGCGCCTCGGGATCAGTCGGCCACTGTAAAGGCCAGCACGCCGGACAGGAGGCCCAGTGGCACCCCGACCAAGAGGCCGATCTCAACCGGCAGCTGGAACTTGTAGACGGCCATGGACCAAGCCACCGAAGGCATGAGGAACACGCCGAAGGCGTAGAGATCTCGCATATCGTTCTCCTTTCACTCCGCGTAGATGACCACAGTGATCTTCTTGGCGGTGTTGATTTCCAGCTTCAACCCCTCGGGGGCTTTCTCGACGATGGCGCCAACCTCGTGAACGATAAACTGCAGGGGGCTGTCGGTCACGTTCAGGGCGTCGCGGTCGAACACCACCTTGAGGAGGGGCTCTTGCAGGGGGATGTCGGCGCTGCTCATGTGCGCCACCCTGCCCAGGCGCCGAGGGCGACGACAGCGCCGCCCACGAGCATGCCGATCATGAAGGCATGTTCGACGCTCACACCAGGTCCCCTGCGTCGCTGCCTTCAGCGATGTTGGTGAACTCGTCCTGGCTGACGGGGGCGCCGCCGCTGAACGCATCGCCCTCACCACGGTACTGGACCCAGCGCAGCTTGCCGTTGATGCGCTTGCCCCACGAGTTGTCTTGGGCCCACAGCTCGATGCTGGCGTCCACGAAGCAACCGCCGTAGGGCTTGCCGTCTTGAGCGGTCAGCGGGGTGGTGTCACGGTCGATGACCGCAACGCGCTGCACGTTGCTGGCGTTCAGGCAATACATGCCCTCGAAGCCGTCGTACACCTCGCCGTCTTTGGACAGGGGCTGCTCCTTGAAGGCCACGCGGCCCTTTTGCTTCAGCTCGTTCAGGATGCCGGGGGCCTTGGCGCCCCACTTCTCCTTGGCCACGGTTTCGAGCGCAGCGCTCAAGGCCTTGGCGTTGGTGCTGCCCGGCACGATGATGAACGCAGCGGAGAAGCGCGGGTCGCCTTCGCCGTTCACGGCCTTGGCCTCGAACAGGCTGGGGAAGGAGATGCGGACGTTTTCGATTTTGAGGATAGCCATTTTGAGATTCGCTTTCAGAGTTGCGGGTTGGAGAAAATCAACGGGATGCCGCGCGGTGGCGACGGGAGTTGCGAGCCTTGGTGGCTGCACGAACAGCGGCCTTGTGCCCGCCCTTGCGGCCGATGGGGGCCTTGCCTTTGCCCTTGCCTCGGCTCACGTAGGGGTCGATCTGGGCGAGGGCGGCTTGCTGCAGATGCAGCGAGCCCATGGCCATGGCCGCAGCGATCAGGCCGAACATGGCCTTGGCGCGGGCGAAGGGGTTGTGGATCTGCATGTCTTGTTATCCTTCAAGGATCTTGGCGGAAGTACGCCGGGTGACGAGCTTTTGCTCGGGCAACCGCGTTGTCGATGGCGACGAGGCGGAAGGTTGGGTTGGGCACTTGGGACGCAGCGACCAGGTCGTTGGCCACGTCAAGGGGCATGTGGTGGCTGACCTCGCCCAAGGGTGGGGGGCCGGTGCGGACGGCGGGGCCGATGGCGATGTTGGTGATGTTCAAACCAGATCCTCCGCGCCTTGTGGCTCAGTGATGACTGTGAACTCCGACTCGACGGGCTTGATCTCCAGCGACGCACGCTTGTCGGAGATGGGCGCCACGCTGGGCTTGCCGTCGCTTTGCGTGATCAGCTTGACGACCTTGGCCCATCGCTTGGGGCTGGCCTTGAGTACCGTCTCCGCCGTCGTCGGGGAGATGACCTTGAACTCGTACATCTCCTCCTTCTTCAAGCGCATGCCCTTGAGCATCGCCTCGGCGTCTTCGGCGTCGGTCCATGCGCGGTTGCCCCGCTTGCCCTGCACCAGCTTGTAGCCGGCGACCGGCACACCTGCGAGCAGTTGGCTCTCGACGCGAGCGCGGATGGCCTTGCACCACATTTCGACCAGTTCGACCGCGTCCATCTTGGCGCCAAGGACATCGACGGGCGCCGCCTTGACCAGTCGGTCGACGATGGCGTCCTTCTCCACTTTGTCAGCGGTGGTCAGGTCCGTGAACTCAGCGCTCAGTGCAGTCTCGACGCCCTTGGCCAGCGCGCCGCAGTGGCCCTTGGCCTTGCAGAAGCGGCAGGCATCAGGGTGGGGCTTGCAGTGGAAGTCAACGTCAATGCCTTCATTCCCGTAGTTCAACAGACCGTAGGCGGTGGCTGCAGCTTGCGATGCTTCCGCCGACCACTTCAGGATCTCTTCGGCCGTGTACTTGCACTCGCTGGCTTGGATGTTGATGCGGGGTTGGCTGATCCACGTCACCACCTCGGTGAAGTCGTAGACCAGGCCGAACTTCTCCATCGCGCCCAGCCCGTACATCTTGAGCTGGGGGTTGTCGAAGGCATCGACCTCCACGCCCTTGCCATACTTCAGGTCGCCCACTTCGATGACCGCATGGCCATCTGGGAAGGCGGCGATGATCACGGCGTCGCCAGTGCCTTCCGCGCCATCTTCGCCAGTGATGTGGCCGATGGGGAGGGACTGCTCCACGTGCAGCTCGACGCTGGCGCCCAGCAGTTCGTAGGCGGCCACGCGGTCTCGCACTGTGGTCAGGTACACCTGCACCGCGTCGACCATCTCAGCGTTGACTTTGAAGGCGCGGCCGGTGTTGAGCGCTTCGGCGGGGGCTTGAGCGATCCAGCCGGTGAATGCCTCGCTCACGAACACGGAGCGGCCCAGATAGGCGGTGGCGTTCTCGCACAGCTCCAGGCAGGTACTGCCCAGGAAGTGCGCTGCGGTGCCCTCGTCGGCGTACTCGCTGCGCTCGTCTGGCAGGCCCTGCTCCATGGCTGGCTTGGCCGGGCAGAGCATCAGGGCCTTGAACCCCGAGGGGCTCAGGATGGCGTGCTTGCTCATGTTGTCTTCTCCTTTCGTGGAGGGGTTCGTTCGTAGAGGCCGCTGGCCCACCAGGCGCCAGCGAGGAACCCGACGAGCAGGCCGCACCACACTGCAACGATCAGTGGGCCCAGCATCTTATTCCCCTGCCTTCTTGATCTTGGCCAGGATGGCGGCGTACTGCTCGGGCTTGGCCTCGGACAACTTGGCCAGGGGGGCGATCACGGCCTGGCACTTCTCGCGGCCGCCGGGTGTGGTGCTCAGTGCCAAGAAGGCCTTCTTCACGGTCTCGAAGCCGACCGCGTCGCCTTCAGTCACAGCAGTCGAGGCTTGCTGTTCGGCTGCCGCACTGCCTGCAGTGGGGTTCGATGCGCCGGCCGTCTTCACGGGCGCATCGGTCGCCACACCCGCCTCGGCAGTAGCTTGGGTAGGGGCAGGGCTTTCCGCCGACGTCGCGGCAAGCGTGGTGCCCTTCGCGGACTTTCCCAGCTTGTCTTTGACCTCGTCGATCTTGGTGGCCAGCAGGACGTGCATGACAGCTTCAAGCTGCTGCGCGTTGTGGATGGTCATGGTCATCGGGAACATTGCATTCTCCTAAGTGGTGCCCCATCTGGGGCGGGTTGTGAAAGGCTCTTTGAACGAGGACCGGCGAGATCAGTGCCGGTGTAGCCAATAGGCGCCTGGCGTTTGCGGTCCCCCTCGCGGAGGTTTCGCAGGTCCTCGATCAAAGAGCCCCATCTCTGGGGCCGCTGGGCGCGCCCAGCGTACAGTCAGTCGACCGTGTTCTCGCTGTCTTCCAGCTTCACAGCGGCTTCGGCGCGGGACACCACGTCGGCCAGGGTGCGGTCTTCCGACTGGTCACGCACCAGGGCCTCGCGGGTCAGGGTCGGAGCGTGGTACTCGCGGCGCTCGGTGATGGGCAGATCCTCGCTGTTGGCGATGGCCCGCACTTCGCCCTCGGTGTCGTGCGTCGTGAAGCGCACCAGGGACAGGCCGACGTAATAGGCCAGGATGTGCTTGCCGTTGCGGCGGGCTTCTGCGATCTTGTCGCCGAAGCGTTCGGCGTTCAGGCGGGCGATGGTGTTCAGGTCGTTCATGATGGTCTTTCTAAAGTTCAAGCTGCCGATGGCAGTGTGAGGTTGGCCAGACGGGTGCCGTCCAGCAGGATGAAGAAACGGGGGTCAAACTCACCCCAGGCCGAGGCCTGTGGGCCCGCCAGGAACCCCCGGTCGAGGGTCAAATTGTAGACAGCGATGCAGTCCTGCGCCAGTGTGGTGGCGAGCTGCGCCGCTGCAGCTTCGACGCGGGGCGAGCCGATGTAGTGAGCACGGGCCACCACGGTGGGCTCGCTGTCAGACTGGAGCAGCGCGACGTCGACGACCTTGAAGCCATTGGCCCAAGCCACGAACAAGGCCAGATCGGGGTCCAAGGTCTGGGTTTTCCCGTCGACCTTAACGGCCAGGCCGATGTTCAGGATGAAGTCCATGATGCTGTCTTTCAGATGCACGTGGCGATGGCCACGGTGGCGCCCAGGAGGCGGGCCAGATACAGAGCCTGGCGCGGTGTGCGGTTGGTGTTGAAACTGACGGCGGGGCCATCGTTCCAAGCGATGGTCAGGCAGGTCATGCTGACACCTTGGCGATCCAGGCATTCAGCTTGGCCACGAGGGCTTCAGCGTCCTTGGCCTTGACCTTGCGGAACTTTGGCAACGAGCCGCAGAAGTGCTCCACGGTGCCATCTTGATCAATGCTGAACTTTGCGTACCGGCTGTTCTGCAGGATGCCGTTTGGCCAGGTGCTACGGGCGTCAAGGGAGACAGTCAGCATGACGGTGGGCTCGCCGCCGAGGCGGCAAGTGTGCGAGGCCACGTAAGCTGCCTTGAGGTTCAGGCCAATGAAGGGCTCGTCGTTTTTGGTGATCATGTTTAGCTCCTGTTGCGGTTGGGCGGGTTTAGGTGGGTTGGCCACACTGACCAGGGCGGGCCCTGGTCGCTGGGGTCAGTAGCTGAAGAAGCCGGTGAAGCTGCCAACATGGCCACCAACATTCTTGCGGCTCAGGAACTCCGAGAAGTCCAAGGCGCCAACCCAGCGGCCCCATGCCGGGATGAAGAACACGACATAGCGGACTGGGCGCTGCTCGCTGGGGCTGCCCAGGATCTTCAGGGCGCGCTCTGCTTCGGCCTTGGTGGCCTTCTCGGCTGCTGCCTCTGTGGCGTAGTTCTTGCAGGGCTGCTTGTTGGTGGCTCGGTAGTCTTCGATGCGGGCGGTGACTTCGGTGATGATGTTGCTCATGTTTAGCTCCTGTTGCGGTTGGTCCCGGTTCGCTGAATTGCTGAACCGATGACTGAACTTTAGCACCTGCTAATCGCTTTGTTTCGCATCGGTGATTGAGTTTCGCTATTGCGTCCATAGCCGCAGACTATTGCTCGCCCCTCCCACGCAGGCTGCATTTTGCTGTATGGTTTAGCCTCTGCTAATTCCAACATTGAAAAAGGATCGCGTATGTCTAACACCACACAGCGCCGCCAAGAACTGCAAGACGTCTTGAAAGAGTGCGTCGCGCTCATTGAAAGCAAGTGCGGGGACCGCGGCCACGGCAGCGTCTACGCCGCCCGAGAGCTGTACGGCCCGCTGTTTGCGCGGGTGGATGCCGCCCTCAACCAAGCCACGGTCAGCGAGCAGGGCGAGCCGTTCGGGCAAGTGACTGTTGTACGCCACGATGGATGTCAGCCGTTGTATCACTTCTACCCTTGGGGCCAGCCTCCCTATCTTGACAACGCGCACGAGTGCCACACGGTCTACACAGCCCAGCCCGCCCCTGCCAAAGCAGAGGTGGCCTACCCGTTTCGCGGGACTACGGCGCGATTGCTTCGTGGCAAGGGGCATGCGCGGGGCCTGCTTGCCGAAATGAACAAGATCATGCTTCGCACGGGCGCATCTGGCGACCCCGAAGCCTTCGACCTGATCGCTCAATACATCACTGCGCTTGAGTCCACCACACCCGCCAGCCAGTCGCCCGCCCCTGCCGCGAGGCCGATGCCTGAAGCTGTGGCACTCGAAATCGCAGGCCGCGTGTCAACGTGCGTCGAATCCATCCGCGAGGCTGAGAAGTTCCACGGCATCGGCTCCCAGCATACCGCCCCTGCTGTGCATGCCGATGTGGTGGCAACTGTGCGCATCGCCTACGACGAGGAATCCGACGAATGGCTTGGCGTTGATGCCGCCCCCGTGAATCAGTGCGACGTGTGTGGCGCCCAGCCTGCAAATGCCGCCCCGGCTGCTGTGCCTGCTGTGCCGGAGGATGTGGCAAAGAATGCCGCCCGGTATGTGTGGCTGCGCGATGCCAGCGTCCCACCTCACAACTTCTACCTGAGCGTCCCTGTTGAATTCGACAGCGTGAAGTACCAGCCGAGCGAGGTGGACGCCTATATCGACGCCGCCCTGCTTGCCTCCGCGAGCACACCGGCAAGCGAAGGGGTCAAGCCATGACCAACGCATTCAAGCGCTGGTGGTCCAAGGCCACCGCACAAGAGAAGGCCGACATGGCGCACCTGGCCGGCACCTCGGTGGGCTCGCTCACCCAGGTGGTGGGTGCGTACCGCACAGCGGGGGCCGTGTCGGCGGGGCCTGTCCTGGCCCGTCGTATCGAGATCGCCTCGGCCAAGGTCATGCGCAAGGGGCTGCCTGCCCTGCGGCGTGAGGACCTGTGCCAGGCCTGCGGCAAGTGCGAGTTCGCCAAGGCAGCGCGCGCTGCGCAAAAGGCCAAGTGATGGCCGCAGTGATCAACATCTCCACCGCCCGACTCGGCGCATCCCCCGATGACTGGCAGCACCTGGACATGGTCCTGGGGCTAACCCAGGACCTGCTGCCCGTGGTCAGCAACCCCCAGGCCACCATCGACCCCGATTCCACCATGAAGGGCCTGGGCAAGACGCCCAGTCGCTACAATGCCGCCGGCAACGCGGTGGGCTTCGGCCAGTGGACCCAACACATCACAACCCCTGAAGAGATCGCCCGATGGGCGAAGCAGAAAGATTATGGTATTTGCATCCAGACCCGGCGCCTGCGCGCCATCGACATCGACGTCACCGACCCAGAAGCTGCGCAAGCAGTCGCTGAGGCAGTCGAGCGCCTTGTTGGCCAACTTCCAGCGCGTACTCGAAACAACAGTCCAAAGCTACTCCTCGCCTTCGAGTGCACCGGCGAGCTCACCAAGCGCAAGTTCAAGTCCCAGCACGGCATCGTAGAGCTCCTGGCCACTGGCCAGCAGTTCATCGCTGTTGGCACCCACCCCAGTGGCGCCCGCTACCAGTGGCTGGCCGGTTTGCCCGACGAGGTGCCAGTCCTCACGCTGGACCAGGTCAACGCCTTGTGGTCTGCCCTGGCTGACGAGTTCGCCATTGAGGACGCCCAGACCACAGCGGCCTCAGTGAAAATCCAGAAGCTGTCCGACGTGATGGCCCTGGACCCAGTGGCCCAGCACCTGCTGGACGCGGGTGTCGTGCTGCGCAGCGAGCGCGACGGCCGACTGCACATCACTTGCCCCTTCGAGGACGAGCACACGTCCGAGTCCTCTGACACCGCCACGACCTACTGGCCAGCCCACACGGGCGGGTATCAGTACGGCCATTTCCATTGCCTTCACGCTCACTGCGAGCACCGATCGGACCAGGAGTTCAAAGATGCCATCCATTTCGTCGACACATCCATCGCTGAAGAGTTCAGCGCCATCGCGGTCAGTGACGATAGTGGACGGGGATGTGACGCTGACCATGACCCAAAGCCAATACAGGGTGATGCTGCGCCGCAAGGCCCAGGAGCTGGCAGCCCAACCCCAAAGCCACCTCGATTCGCAGTCCAGCCTGCCCACGCCTTCGCCCAAGGCAAGCCCCCCTCGTGGCTGATCAAGGGCTTCTTGCCCAAGGCCGAGCTCGCTGTGCTGTTCGGCGAGTCGGGCAGTGGCAAGTCCTTCCTCGCCCTTGACCTGGCCGTGGACATCGCCATGGGCACTTCATGGCGTGGCCGTGTCACGCGCAGAGGCCGTGTGGTCTACGTGGCGGCCGAAGGGGCTGGTGGCTTTCGCAACCGCCTCAAGGCCCTGGCCATGCACCGCTGCCTGGATCTGGACCAGATCCCCGTGGGCATCATCTCTGACGCCCCCAACATGATGGAGAAGGCCGACGCGCTGGAGGTGGCCAAGGCCATCGTGGCCTCGGGCGGTGCGGACCTGGTCATCATCGACACGTGGGCCCAGGTCACGCCAGGTGCCAACGAGAACAGCGGTGAGGACATGGGCCGTGCGCTGGCCCACTGCAAGGGCATCCACAGGGCCACAGGCGCTTTGGTCATGCTGGTCCACCACTCGGGCAAGGACTCGTCCAAAGGGGCCCGTGGGTGGTCTGGCTTGCGCGCTGCGGCCGATGTGGAGTTGGAGGTGCTGCGCAACGAGAACGCACGCTCTGTGACCGTGACAAAACTGAAGGACGGGGAGGACGGGGCCGAGCTTGGGTTTCGTCTGGAGTCGGTGGTGCTGGGCCTGGACGAGGACCAGGAGGAGATCACCTCCCTTGTGGTTGAGCACACCGGTGGCGGGGCCGTGCGTGGCCGAGATCGAGGGCCCAAAGGCGCGGTCGAGAAGATCCTGGTCAATTGCATGCTGGAGATGGCCACCCTCGGGGATGCGTCAGTGGATCGGTGCGAGTTGAAGACGGCAGGCGTCAATCAGCTCCCACACGACCCACACGAGGGCAAGAAGGATCGGCGGTCGGAGCGTGTGGACAGGGCCATTGAGAGCTTGGTGGCGAGCGGTCGGCTGGTTGTCGAGGGCGTTCGCATGACGCTGGCGGCAGGCAACACGTCGAGAATTGCATGATGCAACTTGCAGTTCTTTGCAATGTGCAGTGGGAATGCAAGTTGCCACTTGCAGTTTTCAGCACCCACACGTCCACACGTGGTACACACGTGGCCTCATGTGTACCTGAACACTCCCACACACACCCACACCACCCTTTAGGGGTGTGGGACGTGTGGACGTGTGTGTGTGGTCTTTTGCAAGTAGGGGGACGGTCATGATCCAACCTGTAAAAAGAAACGAGAACGGCTATCGCATCGGCGAATCGCACCACCGGGCCAAGCTGACAGATCGGGAGATCGAACTGGCTCGGCAACTCCACGACGGCGGCATGTCGGTCACCGACGTGGCGAACAAGATGGACATCTCCAAGGGGTACGCCTCCAAGATCCTGAGCCACCGGCAGCGCTAGGGGTTTCCATATCCCGGCCTGGCGTCGCTACCCTGGCGCCATGGATGAAGACCTGCCCGAACCCCCCGGCGTCCTCAACGGCCTGACAAATGAAGAGCGCGTTGAGGAGTTCCTGCGCATGCTCGGCGAGGGCGTCAAAGTGCGCAACGCTGCCACCGCCTGCGCCCTGCACTGGTCCAACCTCTACAAGCGACGCGGCAAGGACCCAGTCTTCGCCAAGCGCTGGGAGGATGCCCAGCGGGTCAAGGTGGGCCATCTGATCCAGGAGGCCGAACGCCGGGCCATGGTGGGCAGCGACAAGCTGCTGATGTTCCTGCTCACCAACTACGCCCCGGACAAGTTCAAGAAGGCCAGCGCGTTGGAGATCACCAACCCCGACGGCTCGTTGAACATGAGCACCGAGGAGCGTGCAGCACGCACCATCGCCATCCTGGAGAAGGCCCGGGCAGCCAAGGCCGCCAAGGCTGCAGCCAGCAACGTGGACGACCTGCTGTGAGCGCAGCTGCCACCCTGGCTGAGATCGAGGAGCTGATGGGCTTCATGGATGACGACGACCGGCTGGAGCTCGACCGCCTGCTGTCCGAGGCCCGCGTGTCCTGGGAGCCATTGCCAGGCCCGCAGACCCTTGCCTTCGAGTCCAAGGCCGACGTGATCGGCTTTGGGGGCGCTGCAGGTGGCGGCAAGACCGACCTGGCCTGCGGCATGGCACTGCGCAACCACACCAAGACCGCGCTCTTTCGGCGTGAGGGCACGCAGATGTCCGGCATCATCGACCGGCTCAAGGAGATGGTCGGCCACGACAAGGGGTATGTGGGCTCGGGCCGTTGGTGGGGCTGGCGTGATCCGCTGCCCGGCAAGCAGCTTGAGTTCGGCGCAGTGCCCAACCCAGGCGACGAGAAGAACCACCAGGGCCGCCCCAAGGACTTGCTGGTGCTGGACGAGGCTGCCAACTTCCTTGAGAGCCAGGTGCGCTTCCTGATGGGCTGGGTGCGCTCGACTGACCCAGACCAGCACTGCCAGACGCTGATGACCTTCAACCCTCCAACCACGGCCGAGGGCCGCTGGATCGTGGGCTACTTCGCACCATGGCTGGACAAGAAGCATATGCTTTACCCGGCTGCACCTGGCCAACTGATCTGGGTGGCCACGATCAACGGGGCCGATGACTGGTCACACCCGACAGATCCGCGTAGGTTCGTGCTGGTCGATGGCAAGCGCGTGTTCGACTTCGACCCCGAGGCCTTCAGCCCAGAGGACATCATCACGCCGCTGTCCCGCACGTTCATCCCTTCACGTGTGTCGGACAACCCGTACCTGTCCGGCACCGGCTACATGAGCACGTTGCAGGCCCTGCCCGAGCCCCTGCGGTCGCAGATGCTGTACGGGGACTTCCAAGCTGGCATCCAGGACGATCCATGGCAAGTGATCCCCACAGCCTGGGTGGAGGCTGCACAGGCCCGCTGGTTCAAGCCCAACCGCCTGGCCGAGATGGTCAGCATGGGCATCGACGTGGCGCGCGGCGGCAAGGACAACACGACCATCGCACGGCGCCATGAGGACATGTGGTTCGACGAGCCGCTCGAATACCCTGGCACCGAGACCCCCACCGGCCCAGCCACTGCTGGCCTGTGCCTTGGCGCCATGCGCGACGCTGCGCCCATGCACATCGACGTGATCGGGGTGGGCGCTGCGCCCTACGACTTCCTTGTCGAAGCCCGCCAGCAAGTGACCGGGGTGAACGTGAGTGAGAAGGCAGTAGGCACCGACAAGTCCGGCCGCCTGCGCTTCAAGAACCTGCGCAGCCAGCTGTGGTGGATGATGCGCGAGGCACTCGACCCGGCCAACAACACCGGCATCGCGCTGCCCCCCGGACGCCAACTGCTGGTGGAACTGTGCGCACCGACGTGGGAGCTGCAAGGCTCAGTGGTCTACGTCGAAGGGCGCGAGCAAATCATCAAGCGCATCGGCCGCTCGCCCGACCAGGCCAGCGCGTACATCCTCGCGCTGATCGACACGCCCAAGCGGCGCAACATCGAAGCCGCGAACAAACGCAGCGCGCTGGACTACAACCCGCTCGCAGCTGCTGGCAGTTTCCATAACTCAGCGGCCCGCGAATACGATCCCCTCGCATACAACCGCTAGGACGCCCGTGTCGCTACTGCCCACACCCGTGAACGAACAGGTGGCCGAACTAGAGGCCCTGGTGCTCTCGCTCCCCCAGACTGACCTGCAGACCTCGCACGTCGTGCACGGCGGCATGTGCGCTCGCACCATCCTGATCCCTGCAGGCACTGTGCTGACGGGCGCACTCACCAACTGCGACAACATCTGCGTCATGCACGGCGGCATCACGGTCACGACCGACGACGGCCCCCTGGTGCTCAACGGGCACCACGTGCTGCCCGCCAACAAGGGCGCCAAGCGTGCTGGCTGGACGCACCTGGACACCTACTGGACGACCATCTGGCCCACCCAGCTGACCGACATCACCGCCATCGAGGACGAGATGACCAGCGAAGCCCACAAGCTGCAGACCCGCCGGGACTGCCTGGACCACGCCAAGCACGACGTGCTGGAGGTCAGCTGATGGCGCTCGCCATCTCCGCCGCTGTTGGTCTGGGCGTCGCCGCCGTCGGCGGCAGCACGCTGCTCGCCGTCGGGGCGGGGCTGGCGACCGCCGGCATCATGAGCGCAAGCCAAAAGTCCGCGAAGCTGCCAACACCCGCCGAGCCCATCGCGCCTCCTGAATCGCAAGCAGCCAAGCTGCCCGACGCGCAGAGCACGGTCAAGTCCATGGGTGGTTCAGGTCAGGCGGGCGGCGCACCTGGTGTGGCCCAGACCTTCCTGACCGGCCCCGGCGGCATTGACCAGGGCTCACTCCTGTTGGGCAAGACCACCTTGCTGGGCGGCTGACATGGCAGAACAAACGCAGAAGCAGCAAGTCATCCAGCGCTGGGGCCACCTCAAGGCCGAGCGGGCGTCGTTCTTTGCACACTGGCAAGAGATCACGAGCTACCTGCTGCCCCGTCAGGGCCGCTACTTCGTTCAGGATCGCAACAAGGGCTGGAAGCGCCACCAGTCCATCTTCGACCCCACCGGCACGCGCTCGCTGGAGATCCTGGCCGCTGGCCTGATGGGCGGCCTGACATCGCCCGCCCGCCCCTGGTTCCGTCTGGGCGTGTCCGACCAAGATCTGATGCGCTTGTCCCCTGTGAAGACCTGGCTGTCCCAGTGCACCACGGTGATGTTGAGCATCTTCGACAAGTCGAACACCTACCGCGTGCTGCACGCCATGTACAAGGAGCTCGGGGCCTTTGGCACTGCAGCTGCCATCGTGGCCGAGGACTTCGAGAACGTCATCCACCTGTTCCACTTGACGGCTGGCGAATACGCCATCGCCACCAACTGGAAGGGCGACGTGTGCACGCTGTACCGCGAGTTCCAGCGGCCCATCTCCGAGGTGGTCAAGGAGTTCGGCATCGACAACGTCAGCCCCCACGTCAAATCAATGTACGAGCGCGGCAGCCTGGACCAGTGGATCACCATCGTCCACGCCATCGAGCCCCGCGAAGACCGCGACTTCACCAAGGTGGACTCGGCCAACATGGCCTGGAAGTCGGTCTACTACGAGTTGGGCGGTGGCCAGGACAAGCCACTGCGCGAGTCGGGGTTCAAGCGCTTCACAGTGCTGGCCCCTCGTTGGGATGTGGCAGGCGGCGACATCTACGGCAACAGCCCCGGCATGGAAGCCCTCGGCGCGATCAAGCAGCTCCAGCAGGAGCAGCTGCGCAAGTCGCAGGGCATCGACTACATGACCAACCCGCCCCTGCAGATGCCCACCTCGCTGAAGAACCGCGACGTGGACCGCCTGCCAGGCGGCATCACCTTCAGGGACAGTGCAGGCGGGGGCGACAAGATCGAGTCCATGTGGGACGTGCGGCTGGACCTGAACCACTTGCTGGCGGACATCCAGGACGTGCGCGGCTCCATCCGCTCCAGCTTCTTCGCCGACATGTTCCTGATGCTGCAGCAGGACAGCGCAGACACGCGCAAGACAGCCACCGAGGTGGCCGAGTTGCACGAGGAAAAGATGCTCATGCTCGGCCCAGTGCTTGAGCGTTTGCACAACGAGCTGTTGACCCCGCTGATCGACATCACCTTCGACCGCATGCTCGAAGCTGGCATCGTGCCGCCTCCCCCTCCTGAGCTGCAGGGCCAGGCACTGAACATCGAGCTGGTCAGCATCCTGGCCCAGGCCCAACGCGCCATCGCCACCAACGGGGTGGACCGCTTCGTCAACAACCTGAGCGTGATCGCGCAGATCAAGCCCGAGGTGCTGGACAAGTTCGACGCCGACTACTGGGCCGACAACTACAGCGACATGCTGGGCGTCGACCCGCAAATGCTGGTGCCTGAAGACCAGGTGCTGCTGGTTCGCCAGCAACGTGCCCAGGCCCAGGCCACAGCGCAGAAGTCAGCGCTCATGAACCAGGGCGCAGACACCGCCAACAAGCTGTCGGCCGTGCCGACTCAGAACGGCGACAGCAACGCGGGCGCGGACATCATGAATCTGTTTTCACAGGGGCTAGGCGCCCCGCAAGGAGCTTGACATGGGCTACAAATTCTCTTCAGCGCTGCTGAACCAGGCGAAGAACTTCGCAGTCGGCACGCAGTTCCCCGACTTCGACGGCTACCCCGTCACGGCATCGGACAGCGCGGACCTGGGCAACGGCCCCTGCCGCGCCATCTACGTGACCGGCGGGGGCAACGTGAACGTCAACCTGGTGGGCGGCGGCACCGCAGTCCTCACCGGCCTGAGTGCTGGCCAGATCGTGCTCGTGCAAGCGCAGCGGATCTTGTCGACCAGCACCACGGCCACGGGCGTGTTCGCCCTCTACTGATCGGAGATCGACATGGACCCGTTCCTGCGCCAACAAGCGATCCCCACCCAGCCGGTTGAGTCTGGGCTGGCTGTCACACCCAACGACGGCGCCAACCTGGTGCCACCCAATGGCGACCCCGCCAAGGCCACCCGCGCCCTGCTGGTGGGCAGCACAGGCACCGTCAAGGTCGACATGGCTGACGGCACCACCGTGACGTTCACCGTGCCCGCCACCGCTTGCGGCTTCATCCAGGGCATCGCCATCAAGAAGGTGTACGCCACGGGGACCACCGCCACCGGCATCGTGGCCTTCTACTGATCGGACCAAACATGGCCAAGCTCACCAACATGAAGCGCGACGCCGACGAGGGGTATGCCTCCTCGCCAGGCTACAACCCAGGCCAATACCCCAGTGGCTTGTGCATCTGGCTCGACGAGGACCAGTGCGACGCGCTGGGCATTGCCAAAGCCATGAAGCCCGGCACGCAAGTCACGATCACAGCCACGGCCGTTGTGACCACCGCCACCGAGAGCTTGGAGTCCGACGGCGACGACAAGGGCAACGACGTCCGCATGTCGTTGCAGATCACTGACCTGGGCGTCACGCCCTCCGGCACGCTGCGCAACGCGGCGGCCGAACTGTACAGGAGCACCACATGAGCAACTTGACACGGGCGCGGGTAGACGCGCTGTTCGACCCCGCCTCCGGCAAGCTCGTGGGCTTCGTCGACGCGCAAGGCAGGGAGCAGACCAACCCATTGGTCGGACCCCAACTGGACTTCAACCGCGAGCCCACCAACGCCGACGGCGTCAACATCGGCATCACAACCGCCGGTGCTCCGTGGCAAGCCAACGGCGTGATCTATGAGACGGTCACTGCACCCACCAGCGCGGGCGCCACATGGCAAGTGGCCACCCAGCAAGGCGGGTTGCCTGAGCCTGTGATCGGCGCCGCGAACATCAAGTTCATGGGCGGCACCATGGCAGGCAAACCAGGCCTGAACGGCAAAGCCATTCAGATCACGATCAAGCTGGCCACGGTCGACACCACGCAGGACGTCTACTTCATCAACGGGGAGTTCGACAAGGCCGCTGCGGCTGCGTTCATGGCTCGCGCCGATGCGGGCACGATCCCAGAAGTTTCTCGGGTCTACCACCAGCTCGACGACACGGTGTTCGCCGCCAAGAATGGTGCGCGCAACCAGCTCTTGATCGTGTGGGACCCTGTCATCCAGAACTACATGATCACTGGCCAGGGCACGAGTTCCACCCAACTGGTGATCCCAGCGACCGTCACCGCGCCCCGCAACAGCATGACGATCATGTTCTATGGTCGGGGCGCCAACGCATGTGACTCCGGCCCTTCCGGCTGCAAGTACGGTTCTGCGGGGGACGCGGCGCACTACCTGGGCATTGCCGGCTATGGACTGGGGGGACTCTACGGCGACGGCGGCGGCGACGGCAGCAAGATCGCATCCGACGCCAGCCTCTGCGTTGCCCCCGAAGCAGGAGCCTGCATCGTTGGCCTGACATCCGACCCCTCGACTGGTTGCCGCCTGTGGGCGAACGAGATCGACTCCGCCGCCGGCAACGTGGACGTCACCGGCTTGACGCTCGCCGGCGGGTTCATCGGCACCATGGATGGAGGCACGACGTCAAAGGCGGGCCAGTTCCGCACCATGTTGATGGTCATCGCCAACGTCTCGGTGAACCAGGCCAAGCGCGACGCGCTCCGGCGCTGGGTGTACCGTGCTTTCAACGTGCAACCACAGAACCCCAACCTCGTGGTGCTGACCGGCGACAGCCGCGGCATGGGCACGAACACACAATACATGGACACGCCCGGCCTGCTGTTGCGCCAGTTCATGAAGACCCCCGCACGGATCTACAACATCGCAAACGGCGGTGCGACCATCAGCGACGCGCAGAACACCTTCCTGCCCAACCTTGCCAAGCTCAAGCGCACCGGCGGGCGGGCGGTCTACCTGTCGATTGTGGACGTCAACGACATCAACGCCCCGGCGAACCCCGACGTCGTCTTCGCCCGCAAGAAGGCAGAGATTGCAGCAGCCAAGGCCCTTGGCTTCTTGACGGTAGCGGTGTTTGGCCTGCGTGAAACAAACGGCAGCGTGGGCGCGAACGGCGTGCTCAACCGCATCAACCTGGACACGCTGAATGCTTTGTACGCTGCTGCGGGCGCCGCCGGGTTGGGCGCCGACCGGGTTGTGAACGTGGGCGCTCTGCAGTCCGCATCCGATCCGTTCACCGCGGCGTACTACAGCGACGGTATCCACCAGCAGGGGGCCACTAACTTCGCCATCATCGCCGCAGTGGCCCCGGTGGTTGACTCCTTGCTGACCGCACCCTGAGTTTCCATAACTCATAGCGCCAACCGTACATTGCCACCATGACACCGCAGTCCTACGACGCCTTCGACATCGCATTGCAAGAAGCGACGCGCGAAGCTGCCGAAGATCGGGCCAAGCTCAAAGCGCGCATCGAGATCGAAGACCTCAAGCGCGTGATGGGCAACAAACCCGGCCGTCGGTTCGTCTACGGTCTGCTGGAGCGTGCAGGCGTTTGGCGCCTGTCGTTCCACACGAACGCTCTGCAGATGGCCTTCAACGAAGGCAACCGCAACGAGGGCCTGGCACTGCTCGCCAAGATGATGGCGCACTGCCCCGACCTTCACGCACAGATGCTCAAGGAGCACACTGAAGATGAGTGACACCAATTCTGCCGACGCTGGGAACACACAAACTACCAGCAGCGCGCAACCGGTTGCAGACGCCGCGACTTTGGGCGCGGGGGTTTCGACTCCTGCGCCCGCTTCTTTGGCTGACGCAACCACTTCGCAGCAAGCACCTGAAGGCCGGACCTCTGCCGAACCCGCAAAGGGCGGTGAGGCCAACCC